TATTCTTCGCGGTCCCGTCCTCGATGATCAGCACCGGGCGACCGCCTTCTTCTGCCAGAATCGCTTTGCTCGTTCACTTGCGGCATTGCGGAACTCTGTCTGCTTGCAACCATTCCGATGTTGGCGGAACCGCTCACGCGGGTTACGCGTCTGGCCTACATACTCTTTGCCATTGACGCTGTTGTGCAAACAGTAAAGCGTGAGAGCGATGGCCATTGCTCATCGGCTCACGGGGCAGCGCCCGCCGGGGCAGGCTCGCTGAACCTTCGCTTCAATTCCTCCATCCGCATCGGGTATTCCTCGGCGGTGACCGGCACGAGGAAACCGTTGTCGCGCCGGGAGATTTCGGTCTTGGGCGCGTACTTGCGGAAGGTGGCCGCATCGAGCACCTGCCCCGGCGAGTGCCGGTATCCGCCCGCGACGAACTCCTCCAACACGAGGTAGAAGAGCCCGTCGTCCGTGATCGCCTCTGGCTTCACCTCCGCTGCCGCCCCTAACCCGTCCGGTGCCGGAGGGGTGTAGGGCTCGTCGCCCACCGTACCACGTCGCTCCGCCATGTTGTTACTCCGGGTTAGGGGTCAACCTGCTACATCATCATGTGATCGCGGTTTTGAAGAAATATCCGAGGTCGCCCGCGACCAGCTTGTGATCGAAAGCGTACTCGCCCTCGATGCGATCCACGCCGAACTGTTCGAGGCGGTACTTCTTGATCCGCACCCCCTCGACCGCCCCGGTGTAGCCGGACCACGAGAAAGTGAATCCCGCCGACACCTTGTTGATCGCGGCCCCCGGCTCGACGTAGGCCAGAAGCGCGTGCTTCCCGGCCAGCAGGTCGTAGGTGGCCCCGAAATCGGTGGTGGCGATGACATCCGACACCATCAACTCGTCGAGGTCGAAGTACCGCGCCAGCATCTCGGTCGAGATCGAATCCGACGAGGTGTACTTGAACTGATCCCGCACGGCGGCGTTGGTGCGGAGAGCGGCGTATACCCGCCGCCCAATGCACATCGTCCGAGGTTCCTTCCCGGTCGAGGCGAGGATGGTGGACTTCCCGGTTTCGATGTCGGCAGCGGGATCGGAGTTCGCCTTGTTCCAGCGAAGGAACTGCCCGCCGCTCGGTGCCGAATCGACCCCGGTTACGTCGGTGGCCCACACCCCGTCCTTGAAGAAGTCGGCGATCCACCGCCGCTCCTGCTCCCGAAGCATGGCTTCCATGACATGACCCTGAGCCGCGTCGTCCAGCGAAAGCTGGTTGTCGGCGTTCGCCCGCTGCGGGTCGGACACGTCGTAGTGGTAGCCGAATGTGTCGCAGGAGTACGAGTCGGTCGTGAGCGACATGATCGCGCCGACCGTTTCGGTCCCCGGCGGGCGGACCTTTGCGAACGCGGAGAGGAAGGTCCGCTTGTTCCACTTATAGAACAGATCGGATTGCTTCTGCACCGCGATGGGCGGAAACATCCTTGTGGCGACGTACCCGGCAAGTTGCTTGTAGGCAACCGCGAGGTTGGTGAGCGGCGCGTTGACGTGGAGATCGCCCGGCGTCGGCGCGGCTTTGCGAATGACGGATGGCATCGTTGTTCTCTCTCCTTAAATCAGGTCACGCGCTCAAACTACGCCCGTGCCGCAGTTGATGATTCCCGTGAATGTTACGCCGTCGCCCGATGCGGCTTCGAGGGCTTGGCCGATGATGTGCTTGCCGCTTCCGGTTGCCGTCGCCACCTTCCCGGTGGTCCCCGCCGCCATCAGCTTGTCACCCGCCGAGATGGCGGCGGAAGCCACCAGCGGAGTGATCCCGCTCTGCATGACCTCGGCGGCTTGGCCGCTCGTCGGCTTGTTTTGCAACGCGCCGATCACGACTTCACCCAACACGGTTGACTCCGCCACCTGACCCGCGACGGTGTGAATCTTGACGAGGTAATACTGCTTGGCGGAAAGGTCCGCGCTCGACACGAGGCCGGACGGCTTAAAACAGGGCTGCTCCCAGGCCATTGCTTGTTCCTCCGTTCAGGTTCCCGCCGCCTTTACCGCTCGCGGACGGTGGGGATGTACGCATCGTCCGGCATCTCGCGCGCGGCTTTCGCCACCGCCTGCGCGTGCGACAGCTTGGGATCGGCTTTCCGCAACTCGGTGGCCCGGGCCTCGACCCGCCCAACCCCTTCGGGTTGCGGGGGGCCGTCGTATCCGATGGCCTTGAACAGCGACGCCTCACTCTGCGCCGCCTTGAGCGCATCCAGCACCCCGCCGAACGCCTTCATCGCGGGTTCGTCGCCCTCGATCTTGGCGAGCACCGTGGCGACGGCCTCGGGCGACTGGCCCGTGGTTGCGGCGAGCGCCGTTGCTTTCGCGATCCGGTCCCGGCTCCGCTGCTCGTCTTCGAGCTTGGCGATCCGCTTCTGGAGTTCGGTTTTCTCGGCGGTCACCACCTCGACCCGCTTCTGCAACTCGGTAGTCAGGCGGGTGGTAGCCGCCACCGCCTTCTCCATCATCGGCTCCTTGTCCTTCATTTCCTCCTCCTCTTCTTCGGCGGTTTCGTCACCCTCCTCCTCTTCGTCCTCCGGCGGCGGTTCCGCCTCTTTCTTCAGCGTGGCAGGCTCGGCTTCCATGAATCGCTCGGTGAACTGGTCGAGCGATTTGGTGAGCGCCGCATGCCGCTCCTCGGTCGAGAGGTTCGGGTCCAGCAAGCTCTCGGTGGACACCCTGAGCGCCGCGTGCAGCCGGTCGAGTTCGGTGGGCGGCGCGTCCCCCTTCCGAAACCGGGCGATGATCGCCTTCAACGCACTCATGGAGCACTCCGCGAATGGGGGGACAACAACGTACTGAGGGCGGTACTGAGGGCGCGATAAGCGTCCTCGAACGAAATGCCAGCGCCGGGCCGGGATGCGGCCTTGAACAGAACGACGCGAGCGTGGGGATTTGCGGGGTTATCTACTAGAGACACTTCGCGCAGCCGGACCTTGCGGAGCCGGTTCCGAGACGAAGACTTCGGGGCGGTCACGTACTACGCAGAATCATGGTCCCGTCATCAAACGTAGAGCGTCATCGAAAAGTTCGACCTTCATTTCTTCCCTCGGAGCAACTGCAACATGGCCTCGGTATCGAGCCGCCGCGCTTCCCGGCGCATCTCCGCGAGCGAGTCTTTCTGGCCCTTTGGCAGGCGGGCGAAGGGCTTCCGTTCCCGCACCATTCGACCGGCGGTACGGCGCAGCGACGAGCCACCGCCGCCACCATTCACATTGTGTCCTTGAGCAAGGTGGGCAGCTTCCCGCGCCTCGTCCGTCCAACCTATCTTACGGAGCAGGGTATAGGCTGTCGTGAAGTCGATCATGGATTACGCCGCATCATGATCCCATCATCAAGCGTAGGGCGTCGTCGAAAAGTTCGACCTTCACGACCGGCTCGCGGATGCCTTCGCCCGCGATACTGAACGCGCCCAACTCACCACTCTTGACGCGATCCCACGTGGCCCGGTCCCGCACGTGTACTCCAATGAACCAACCTTCACGCCCCAAGTCAATCCCGAGCGCGTCCTGCAACCGCTTGTCGAACACGATGCTCTCGCGCACTTCCCCGATGTCCGCCGTGCGCTGGTGCAGTTCCCCGACCACCCGCTTGCCGATGAAGTCGTGGGCCATTTCCCGCAGGTCGGGCACCGCGATTTCATCGTCCTGGCGGTCGAGCACCATCACCCCGTCCACCGTCGCCACGCTGGCCCACCCGTAGGCCATCTGCTCGTCGTCGTCAAGCTTGCAGATCAGGGTTTGCGAGCGCGGCGTGATGAGCGAGTCGAGCGAGTCAGGAAGTGACGTGAAATCCCCCGCCTCCTGACACGCGAGGACGGCTTCGAGCGTCTTCCGAACCAGCGCACGGCCCTGATCCATCGAAGGCCAAGATGCTAACAAGTCCTTCTCCACGCAATACCTACCCCACTTCCTCAAGCTGCGCGGCCAGTTCTTCGATCCTAGCATCGAGCGCGCCCACCGTCCGGCGGGTTACGGCCAGCACATCCGGCTCGTAGTAGATGATGCACCGACAATTCGGATGAAGCGGGGGCATATCGATCAGGCCCTCCGGCGTGCGGAACGGCTCGTCCATGCGTCGGCCTCGCGGGTTCATCGCTGGCACCGGCTTGCAGATCGGACACGGCCCGGCGATGGCCGGAGCGCGGGAATCGAGCGCGGCTGTCGAGGCGATTTCCGGGGCCACAACCCAATACCTTCTTACCTCCTCCGGCTCGTACCCGTTCTTATCCGCAACCTGTTGCCAAAGCACGCGGTTACCCTCGTTCACCGACCGCATCATTTCCGTCCGCGCGATGGTCCGCGCCCGGTAGGAAGCGAGCCGTTCGGCGTAGCGTTCGACCATCCGATTCAACTGTTCAGTCGTTTCCGGTGTTGACGTGAAACGGCGGTCATGCAGGCCGCGCGACGCCGCTTCGCCAAATCGGCCTTCCATCAACGCCTCCCGGTAGGTTCGCACCGCGCGGGCTTGCCCCCGGGTAAGCGCAAAGCCCGGTAGTTCCCGAAGCCGCCGGGCCACGTCGAGCGGGTTCCGGCCCTGCCGGAGCGCGTCAGCCAACACGTCCCGCATTCCGGCCCGGGTTTGGTCCCCCAACCGTTGCACGTGACGCAGGGCGGTGGGGATGAGCTTCGGGAAATCGGCAGGAGTCGCCCCGGCGAGGTCGGCGATCACCGGCCCCAGG